TATCAAACGCCCTTACGTCTACTGCATCTATAAGTGTAGCAAAATCGCTACTACTTGCTAATACAGATACATTATTTGCGTTTGTTACTTCTCTGACTTGTACAGTGCTTGTAAGTTTCTTTGTCGTTACAGTATTTGCCATTAATCTGCCCTCTTAGACTTCTTAAGTCCTTTGGGCTTTTTAGGCTTTACTTCTTTTTTGGCTGCTTTAGGAGGTCGGCCCCTAGATTTAGGAGCTTTGACGTGCGTCTTAACCCCACCTCCAACTTTGGGACCAACATCTTTGTCAATGACAAATCCGGGACCTTTAAGGTCTTGTAGTAACCTTTCGCTTGTGACATCAACTGTCCCTTGGGGCGCCCATTCGACGTAACCCCCACGAGGTAGCCTGCGATAAACGAACTTGTTAGTAGTGTTGGTAACTTTGACCATTTAATTAGTCCTCCAATCACTCTAAAGGTTCAAGTCTCTGATACTGCCTTGAGTGTTCCTTCTGTAACAGACTAATTCACCAGCAGTTATGAATGCATATTCTCTGCTTAGTTTTTGTCTAATAGCCAAGTTAGTGTTGTCAACATAGGTTGTTGGTGCTGCTACACGAATTGCTAAGTGGTCCATGTCCAAGAAGTAAATTCTTCCTGCACCCGCACTGTCTTTTGGTACGTGTTGTGATAGGAAAATTGGTATTCCATCATATGCACCGACTCGTGAATCAAAGTTCAAACCAGCTTCTCCAGTAACTCCGTTCTGACTGCCTGCTGCTGCTGCATTTAGACCAAAGCTGAAAGCTGCATTTGTTTGTTGCATTTTACCTTTTAGTTGTTGATATGTATCATATCCCATCAACATAATTAAGCTGTTATAGTTAACACCTTTTTC